TCCAAATTCTGTAAATGATAAAATTGAACGTTAGTGATGACTAACTTAATAACCCTGCAAGCTTGTCAACTACTCTAACGCTAGTTGACTATGAGTTAAAATGGAAGCGCTTTGTTTTTAGGCTTAAGAATTTCTCCTGCAAGGCTCAATCACCCGGCCATCCAACTAAACTAATGCTCATATATGGCAGATCTTTACTCCGTTATCACGGGCTTGCAGCCTGACACCCAGGACATTCTAGAAGCAGAGCTTCTGGCCAAGCAAATCCTGGAAGCACAATTCCCAGATCTAGACCTCCGCGAGGGTACTGGCGTACGTGACCTTGTCCTCCGCCCCTCTGCGTTCCTGCTCGCCCTGTGTAAGAAGGGATACGACTCTTACTTTGCACAGAATACTTTGGCAGGAATCACGGACACGACCCCGACTGAAGTTGTCGACGACATCCTTGGAAACTTGTTCCTGGAAAGAAAGACTGGAACTTACGCTATCATTAATGCTCGCCTGTACTTTGCTCGCCAGAAAAGCGTAGCACTGAGCACAGATATCAGCTTTTCCCCCGATGGCGCTATTCTGTTCTACCCTGCAACTGCAGTGTCATTTCCTCAGTCAAGCCTGCAGTACGATAGCTTCAATAATGAGTGGTACATCGATGTAGACTTGAAGGCTGGCGATAAAGGTACTGAATTCAACCTTTCAGAAGGCTCGCTTCTTTACTTTAGTAACTTTGATCCGTATTTCTTACACGCGGAAATCAATTATCTCATCCAAGAAAGCACTGCCGCTGAAACCAATACAGAGTTCGTTTCTCGGGCATCGACGGCTATCAGCACAAGAAACTTGATTAACAAGCCGAGCATCCTGTCAAACATTGGGGAGAATTTAAATACAGTTGACCTCATTTATCCAGTAGGTAGTGGGGATGAAGAGATGTATAGGGATCTGGTCAAGGTAAAAATCGAGAACGCTTCAGAGCGCAGACTTACTTCGGCCGCATACATTTCCCCAAATAAAATTCAAGCTACGCTGGCTGCACATGGATTTACGTTAGGTCAAACGATTTATCTTCGCTCCGCAGTACCTGCAGAATACAACATGAACGGACAAGCGGTCGTAACCCAGGTTCTTGATGACAGTACGTTTCAATGGGATGTATCGGGGAACTTTGGGCCATTTACCGTATTGCCCTACGTTCAAGGAGAGCGTGGGGATTTATACATCCACCAAGGAGGTACTGTTGATGTATATTGCGGGAATGAGTTTGTCTCTGAGATCAATCAGTACACTGTAAGTCCCTCTGGTTTGATCGAGATCGAAGGTCCTATTGTCAGCATTGCTAGAAGCGAAATCTCTGGCGGATCGGATCCGGATACAATGCCTTTAGCGCCCGTAGTTCCATTCACATCTGTCGGGGCCTTTCCTTATCGATTCAACGCTCCTTCCGGCACTCTTACGACAGGCGACGTTGTTAAGGTTTCAGGCTACTCTCAACAAGTACCTATTTCCTCAATCAACTGCTCATCTATAGGTTTTGTTACAGCCCATGTCGTTGGCCACAAAATTCTCAGTACAGGCAGCCTGGTTACAATTTCAGGAGTAACTCCTGCAGAGTATAATGGAACGTTTACTTGCTATCGACAAGATGCAGATAACTTCAACTACCAAGTTTCATCTAGAATCCCCACTGCGGGAGCTGGAGTATCAATGCTTGCAATTAATGCAGGAATTAACTCTGGATTATTACCTAATGACACCGGTTATGGAATTGTCACAGCAAGCTCTACGTATTTTGACGTGGCTATGCCCAATCTGTGGGCTGGCGTAGCTGTCACAGGAACACCTGTAGTAACCAAAGAACCTCCTTTCACCTTAATTCGAAACGAATATACTTCTCGTCACGATGGGGAATTAGAAATCTTTACCGATACACTTGGCTCTGTTAATAGACTCACTTTACCAGACAATCCTCTTATTCCAGGTCGTTATGTTAGATTATTCAATTCAAATATCCCTGCAAACAACGATGTATGGAAAGTGACCGAGTCTATTAATTCTGAGACTGTTTCGATTGATGGTGTAAATAACGGATTCTTATCAGGTACAGGTGTAGTCTCTGTTGAATACGTGAGCCCCTTAAGAGATAACGGTTTCAGTATGAGGCAGCTAACAACGGTTGATTACGGTGTTGCGCAGGCAGGGAAAACGGTGAGCCTGGAACTCACTTCGTTTAACAACCTTTCTAATGTGCAAGAATACTTGGATGGATCGGACAACCGTGTTCTTTGCGGGGACTTACTTGCAAGAGGTTTCGACGTGTATGAACTTGACGTTTCTCTTATTTCATACAATGTAACTGCGCCTGCCGCAGGCCTTGTAACGACTATTATCGAAAAATATCTAAAGAGTCTAGGCAATGGAAGTGTATTCATTGTTTCTGACTTGGTTTCAGAATTGACGGCAGGAGGCATTGAGAATCTTCGCACCCCAATTTCTATCCGCGCAAAGTTCTATAACAGAGATTTATTCCCTACTAACTTCTTCGAAATCCAAGACGTTTTTGACCCTAAGAACACCACTGCAATCTTCGTGCTTGGATCTGTAACAACCTCGGCGGCCCTACTGTGAGCGACGTACCTGTCTCAAACTTTGGCGATTCCGGCGTAGACGTAACCCGTCTTGACCGGAACATGACATATCTATATGGTTTGTCTGATTTTTTCACCTTTATGTTCGAAGATGAAGAGACTACGAACCTTATCTTGGAATCTAACGCCATCACTTCCAGCGAGGTCTATTCAAGGTTCCTTCAGCTCTCATCCTCGTTAAGCTTAGAGAGTATTCAAACGTTCACGAGTAGCAGCATCAAGCTTTTGTTACTAAAAAGCACCGATAAGGATCCTTACAACGATTTAAAGTTCACGGTAAATCTTCCAATCGAAGACGTTTCTTTCCTTGCCAACCGACCTTTTCTTCCAACTGAAAGCTTAGAAAAGAACGTAGACTTTCGCGTTACTAGAAAAGATCTTACATCGTCTTACATTCAATTTGCACGGCCTATTGAGGAGTATAGGTTCAGTGTTCGAATGAATTCCGAGGGTATCAGTGAGTACGCTATTTGGATGACTGACGTTTTGATCGATGAGCAGCTTGTTCAAAGACAATTCGGCAACCTGATTCAACTTACCCCGGATAAGTCATCAGAGACCTTCAGTAACTTCGTCTATGGCTTGTATTACGTTTATACCAAGGGTCCTACCTTAGGCTTGCTAAAAAGAGGTTTAAACCTTGTTCTAGGGGCCCCGCTAGCAAGAGGCGATGAGCAGGTCCTTGACATTCGCAATTATCTAGATTCTGATCAGTATTTAGTTATTACAGATCAAAATCAATACCTACTTCCTTTCGGATTAAAACCTTCAGTAGAAACTGGAGACATTGTGTCCACAGGAGACTTGCTTGCGGAATGGATTGAACTCAAGGATTATATCAACGACGGCGATTGGTGGATCAATGCCAGTATTCCTTCTTCCCTTATTAAAGCCATCCCTCCTGGACAAAGGGATCGCTTTGCAGTAGAAGGGTCTCCTTACGATTACTTAATGCGCAACTATCTTGCTAAAAACTCTTTTTTAGTCAGAGTCCGCGTAGACAGTTTTAAGAATATTCAAAACTTCGTACAGATCACTGATATCATCAATAAAGCTAAACCCACTCATACTCAGCCTGTCTATGTGTGGATGGTCCCTTCTGATCTAAGTGATAGCATTACTTTAAATGAATTAGTCAGCTTGGTGCGGTTTCGAATCCAAGACCTTGACTACATCAATCCTCCTATCGAGTTTTTCCGCAGAGATAATTTCATCAATCCTATTGATAGAGGAGGTGCGTTCTTTCTACGGTCATGTGCGCCTGTGGCAGTGACACACCTTATGGGGGAAGATCTTGAAACAGGGGAATTCGAACAAGATACGTTCGACGAAGCAGGAGACCCTATTTATATCTCAGGAGTTAGGGCTTACAAGTCTTTCCTAACGCCTCCAACTTCCTATGAAGTTGCGTGGATGAAAGCCTGCACGTCAAGAGGAAGCTTCGATTGGAATGGGTGGCATAGCAAGATTGCTCATCTTCGTAACGTAGATTATTCCGCGATGGACGGAACTCCTGTGCATAATGGGTATTCCGAAATCTTCATACCTTTCACTTCACCTCGAATCGTTGCTTTGCATACGACTCGCAGAAACGACCTTGCTGCTAGGATGGATATGCTTAATGTAGATGGTATGGCTGCAACTGAATTCCCCTCCTTTACCATTTCAGGTTCTCCAGGATATCTTGCTGCAAACTACAACGCATTATTTACTAAAGGGATTGGTGTTGCGCAGGGGGGCCTTGGGGCACAGTATCCAAGACTCTCTTACGAAGAATTCAAACCAGACATCGGAGACATTCGACCTACTGACCTTATTCTTGTAAAAGAGTTATCTCATGAAGTATTTGCAGTATACTGGGTTACTTCCAATAGAGACCTCAAGCACCCCTCTTTGATCCCAGTGGAGTCATTCGATCCTCTGAAAGTTCAATACACGATTGTTTTGAATCGTCAAAGCCTGACTTCCGGAACAAACTTTTACCTGACAAGAGGTGGCGCACTTCAGAATCCAGGAGACGTGATGGGTTCGTATGTAGATGCAGACAATACTATACCTATTCCTGTGAATCGTTCGGGTGCTGTTGTCAAGCACGTTGTTCGGGCCTAATTTAAACTCTATCTAAACTGAGAATCAAGACTTTATGCAAATGAAATCCCCTTTCAAGACGGTCGGTCACCTGGCCGTCAACCTCCGCTTCCCAGACGGTCGCGTTGAGAAGCACTTCGAAGAAGACAACCTTATTGTATATGGAGGACGGAATCTAATCCTTAGACCCCTTTATACACCAGGCGCCGTCTCTGACCCGATTGCCACTCTTCGCGTGGGAAGCGGAGGTAGTATTGACCCACAAGGCCTTTACCCTAAAGCACCTACCGTGGATATGGTAAATCTCTACCACCAAGACATTAGCGTCCCTGCTGTGTCCTATGTATTTGATCCCGGCCTACCTTCTGTTACCTTTAGAGCTTCAGTGGATCAATCACAGATGAACGGGACCTTAGTTAACGAAGCGGGTCTTTTTACCACTTCAGGTATCATGTTCAACATCAAGACCTTTACGGGGATCCCTAAAACCGTGGACTTTGCAGTTGACTTTGAGTGGACTATTTCGGTGCTGTAATGGCTACACAAGTTCAAATAACCAAAGCCATCTCTGGATCAAACTGGGTTATTACAGCTCAGATTCTTCCAGGTGCTGATATCCCTGCTGATGTGTTTTTACATGAGAACACCGGCACCCCCGATTTAGGGGGGTACTTCGGCGTTGCCAACCTTCAGGATTATATGCGAATCCAATCCTGGACCGGGGTCACTATTCCTATTTTCGGGAACAAGTACGTTAAGCATACTATTGCAAACATCCTCCTTCCGATTGGGTTAGATGTAGATTCTGTTGTGACAAATATCAAAGCTTCTGTTACTCGATTCAAGGTTGAATATTTGGCAGGCTCATCAAATACTGAGATTTATTTAGCATAAATTGTGCTATATAAATTTGTGCATTGCACCAATAAGTGATTCTACTTTTGAATCTCAACTTTTGCGGTCTTAAAATAGAGTGATTCCTTTTTAGCATGGATTACCCTACCCCAAAATGACTGAACCCGCATCCACCACAGTAGCCGCAACAGTAGGCCTGTATTCCCTATTCATAGCTATCTTCGGTGTAACTGCAGGAGAGTGGGCTACGATCATCTTCGCCTCTCTTGCAGGTGGACTTTGGGTTATCGGCAAGGCCCGAACTAATTCCAAGACAGAAGCAGTTTGGATTTTACTTCGCACCGTCACTTTCGCAGCAGTGTTTACCAGTATTATTGCTGCATGTCTGGAAACTCAATATGGACTAGGTGCCAAACAGGCCCTGGCGCCTGTAGCTTTTGTAATCGGTTTCTACGGTGATCGCGTAGGAGGGCTGCTATCTGGTGCGGTTGAAAGATTCTTTCCTGCTAAAATCCCTGAGCAGACCAAGAATACCCTTCCTAAAGACGACCTTTAAACTGATATCATGTCCACACTCCTACTTCTTATCCATGTGGGCCTGTGCGCCGGCATTTTTTACGCATGCTTCTGTAGATTAGTCAAGATGAGGGAATCTACCAGTATCGAACTAAGGGCTTCCGTGTATTTTCAAAGCCTTGCTTCTAGTGCATTGCTTATTGCCCCATTTTCGTGGGGTCTTGAGCCGGGATCTTGGATGTGCATTCTGCTTGCTACTACACTATTTCATTTCTCTGTCATGAGAAGAATTTGGATTCCTGGTGTACCAAGATTATATGTAACTGACGTAGGTGAGCTTCAGGAAGAGGAAGAAAATAAGAAGGGGTTTCACTCAATTGAACTTGTTCCTGTACCTCCATCCCCTTTTCATCCAGTAAAGATCATTAAGCGATCTAAACTAGATCAATAACCGAGGTTTCTATTTCATGCCGACAATTGCTGTAACAACAGATCTTTCCTTAATGACCGGCCGCAAGGCCGATGGCACGCCTACGAATGTCCTAGTCAATGCCGACGGGTCGCTGGCCATTGGCGCTAGCCCTACAAGTGCAACCGCAAACAACACTTCTACTACTACAAACGTCGCGGCCTCAGCTACCAGCATCCAAGTCCTAGCTGCAAACACTGCCCGTAAACGTTTAATCCTTTCTGCTGTCGCTGGTAGCGCACTTGCTCATATTCGATTCGGATCTACCGCAGCTACGACGACAGTCTATTCTTTTACTCTAGCTGCCGGTGCAACCTACGAAATTGCTGATATGGGATCCGCTGTGCAAGTCATTTGGGCTGCGGCTACAGGTAGCCTGAACGTCACTGAAATCTCGGCTTAATCGAGGCCATCATGGCAATCTCCGAAGAAGCCTTTATTTTTGCTGCAGAAGACCTGGAATGCGAAGTTGCAGCCATTAAGGCTGTAGCTCAGGTTGAGTCTGCTGGCGGAGGATTTAGGCCTGACGGGTCGGTAAAAACTCTGTTTGAGGGTCATCTTTTTTATAAGAACACAAACGGTCGTTTTGCCAAATCTCATCCTACTCTGTGTTTTCCTAAGTGGACAAAGCAGTTCTACGGTAAGACTGGCGCGGAAGAAGCTTCTAGGCTAAACACTGCCATTCGGCTAGATAGAGAGGCGGCTTTAAAGTCTGCGTCTTGGGGTGCCTTTCAGATTTTAGGTAGTAACTATTCCTTGTGCGGCTGCAAATCCGTTCAGGACTTTGTCAATGAAATGAGCTTCAGCGAAGATTCTCAGCTTAAGCTTTTCGTAGAGTTCATCATCAACTCTGGGCTAGCAGATGAGCTTAGAGAAAAGAGATGGGCTGACTTTGCCAGAAAATATAACGGGCCGTCTTTCGCTGTTAACAAGTACGATACTAAGATGGCTGCAGCTTACGCCAAGTTTTTATAACACTAAAATCTATAAAGGAATTTAAATAAATGTCATATGATCCTAATGCCCGCGGTTATGCTGTAACCGCCCCTCTTCATGCGTATGTTGTAGTTGATAATTCAGGAGTTCCGACAGGAATTACTTCTCAGAGCGGTCAGACGGGAGCCCTTTTATCCTCATCGGCTGCTGCTGGAGTAGTCGGTAGACTAACTGGTACTTTTTATAGCGGCGCACCGAGCGGAGCAACTACGGTAACCGGTATTACTACAGAGGCAACGTTAGCTTCTGTGACTATTCCCGGGGGATCTGTAGGTCCAAGAGGCTCAATTAGAGTACATCTACTCTGTAGCGTAAACAACGATGCAAGCGTTAAGACTCTTCGAGTGAAACTCGGAAATACTACGTTTGCCTCTAGTTCACTCGCCTCAGTGGCCACTACATCAGGATGGGTTCATATCTACCAAAGAGGTGTTCAGAACAGTCAAGTATGTCATCCTTCTATTATTAGCTCGCTAACATCCTCAGGGGCTGCAGTAGTAATTGGAGCGGAGGACCTTTCAACTGATAAGCTTTTAACTATTACAGGTCAACTGGCTGATGGAACTGATTCTATGACGCTAGAGGCTTGGAGCGTAGAGATTTTACAGGCTTCTTAAAATGAAATCTTGCCCTGCAGTCTTACTTAACGGAAGCTTGTCTCCTTCAACTCCCCTTGAGGTTAACAGCGAGATTTCCGTATGCAACGGTCAATATTTCCTATCTTACGCATGGAAGGATTCTCAGAGACCTTCTGGTCATCAACATTGGATGCTTGCGCCATTTAAGACAGCAAGTTTACTAAACTCAGAAATAGCCCCGATTATAGAAGACGCCAGAATCTCTGGAGTTATCTGGACTATGGATTGGAGGCAGGCCGAGACATCATTTGGCATTTATAACTTTACATCATTGATTAATCAATTGAATAGATGCAGCGTATTAGGTAAAAAACTAATACTTCGAATGTTTTGTAAAACTTACAGCGGATCTTTTACTGATCCGGTCGGGGCTTTACCTACAACTCTTGCAATCCCAGACTACATTCCGTTAAATCACTCAACTTACGGAGGTACCGCTTTCAGAGGTGGAATCTATCCCGTTTATTTAAGTGGAACTGCTGTAGGTTGGGGCCCTATGTTGGAAAACGATGCTGTTAGAAGTAGATGGCGCCTTATGGTTGAAGCTATTAAATCTGCAGTAGGTAATCACCCCGCTTTTGCGGGATTTATTGGACCAGACGAATCTGCTAGATCAGCATGGACAGGATCAGCTCTTCCTGTAGGGATGACATCTTCCTCAGTCATAGCCGCAAATAAAGACATGTGGTCTCATGCTGCAGCACATTTTGGCTACGATAAGACTTGGCCTGTAGTAAACTACATTGACGGAACTGAGTCTACTTCTATCAATATCCAGAACGTTATTGACACACAATCTTGGGTATCTGCGAGCGGAATGAACGTTGCGTTATCTGATACTTACCTAGTACCTTCTAAAGTTACACAATTTCTACAGCCTGTATATTACTCGACGCCTAGAAAAGATATGTCTCCTGGGAGAAAGACTTTAGTTCATATAGACCTGCTTAGTCTTGGTGCAGTAGACGCAGGATTAAACCAAAGAATGATTGACCTAGCTAAGCAGACATACAGATTAGGAGCTGATATTACTGCATGGAACCCTTACACAGTAGGGGGCGGAGGTAGCGCTAGTTACTGGACCGCTATGCAGGCTGCAATAGACGCAACTCAAACTTAAAACTGAAAGGTCCATTATGACATTCCTCGATAAAATCACATCATACCTTGACACTCACCTCGTCGAAGACTGGCGTAAAGCCTATAAAATGCTATCCACTCAGATCAGCACGTTAGTAGGCACTGCCGCAGTCATTTGGCCTACCTTAGACGCGTCTCAACAGTTGGCAATCATGTCGGCTCTCCATATCTCAGATCCGTCCACGCTGGTTTTAATTGGCGTTGCCGCAATCATCGTTGGCCGACTCAAGGCTCAAAGCTCGGTTTCAGGCCAGTGAACTACAAAGACCTTGACTTTCAACTAGGTCTTCCTTTTAGCTTCAACTTCGAAGCTGTGGATGAAACGGGCCTGCCTTTAGTTCTGACAGGGACTACGACTAAGTTCGAACTCTTTGATGAGGCTGATCGGCTGAAGCTTGTTAAAACTGTTACAGCGACAACGACTGTGCCTTTGACTGCTACCGATACTGCAATTCTCAAAGAAGGTCGTTACACTTACCGTACGGTCATTTCAAACGTTTCAGGGCCAATCCTCCAATCTTGGAAGGGCAGTGTTTTTGCAGATGGAACTTTGTTTGAGCAAGGTTCACTTCCAAGTGATGGGACTATTACGTTACCGGATGGGACGCTTTACCCGACCGGGATGGTGAGATTCAAGTTGATACTTGGTATGCAGTCTCTACATTCTTCCGCTTCTTAGTTTCTGGATCTGGTACCGTCGGCATGGATGCCAGGGATTTGCAGGGAAACGTAACCGGAAACGTGTCTACGTTCCAAGTCCTAAACGAAGAGCTGCAGTGGAATCCCGACCTTAGTGGCAAAGTGGCCTTTAGAATTACTAGCGTTGCAGGAAACGCTGTGGTAAGATATCTCTCATGATTGAAAGTTCGTTAAATGCCTGAAGGTTTTCGGGGCTAAAAAATGGAGGTGCCGATGCGATAATAATCGTCACTTCTGTTTCTGTCACCTCGTCTCTCTTTGTCGTTTTTAACCCACTTTTATACATGTCCCGTTCACAATCCTCAAAGCTGTTTTCATCCAAGTCTGCTCGCGGTTCACGCAATAATCAAGCTCAGTTAGAGCTGGTAGACAATACTCGGCCTATTAAGGCCTTTCGCTCGGTTGGGAAAATCGAAGCTAAAAATGAAGCACAGGGCCAGTACATTAGTGCGATCATGTCGTCAACTTTGACGTTCGGAGTAGGTCCGGCAGGTGTAGGTAAGACCTGGATTGTTGGAGCAATGGCTGCAGATGCGCTTCAACAAGGACTTACTGAGCGTATTATTATCACGCGCCCAGCAGTGGAATCATGTGAGGAACTCGGATTCCTACCTGGAGAACTCGCTGATAAGTTCATGCCGTTTCTAGAGCCCTTCCTTGATGTTCTTAACGAACGTCTTGGTGCAGCCAACGTTCAGTGCATGATTAAGAACGGAAAAATCGTAGCGTCACCAATTGCATACATGAGAGGTAAGACTTTCAAGAATGCTTGGGTTGTACTAGATGAAGCTCAGAACATTACCCCCGTAGGCATGAAGATGCTTTTAACTCGTATTGGTCATGATACAAAAGTCATTGTAAATGGGGATATTTCCCAAAAAGACATTCCAGGAATGTCTGGGCTAGAAGATGCTATTCGCAGATTCAAAAATACAAATCAAATTAGAATCGTGGAATTTACAGAAGAGGATTGTGTGCGAAGCGGCCTTGCACGAGCGGTGCTAGAAGCTTATCGTAACTAAGCTAAAAAACCAGGTTTAAACCTGGTTTTTGCTTTTAGAACCTCTTCAGTAAATGACTTCCGAATATCTGGTGCAACTCCTGCATTTTCTCTTCCTCCCTATCTTCTAAGTACGCCTTAAGAGCTGGAGACATTAATACTGCAGGCTCCCTAGGCTCTTCCGGGATTCTTTCTAGGACGCAATCCCGGAATTTAACCAGGTTAACGTAGCCTCCTGAATCAACAGCTTTAAAGGCTTCGTCTTCTATCCATATACCTAGAAGCTCAGTTGTATCGCCTACATAGTCTTTGTACCAGTAGGACGGAGAGGAGCACCCAGTGATCCTGATGCGCCACTTAGCTTTCTTCGCCATTTTTCAACTCAGGAAACATTTCGATAATCACGCTTTCATCTCCGAAAGCGTCTTCGTCCAGACTCATCGCGTCATAGTACACCTTTACCGGAAGCCCTGACCTCTTCAGTCTTTCAGCAGCGATGTAGCTTTGCAGCAATCCAAGTCGAGTCAAGACGCCATCTTCGTTGTTTGTCATCGAAGATAAACCCTCTCCGATTGCAAAAAGCTTTGTCGTCAATACTGCCATGGCTCCTAGCAGAGACTCAACGTCTTCAGATGGGACTTCGGGACCTCCGCCTTCTTCGATGACTCGACAGAGTCTGTCCAAACAGTCGATGTCAATCCACGATGCCTTCTGTAGCCACTCCCCTACTGAATAATGCCCAGCCTTGTTTTCGAGGATTCTCCTGGTAATGGCTTTCATGAACTCAGGAACCTCGTCGGACTCCAGTACGCGTTGTAGGTTCATGGCCGGAACCCCGCCCTCTTTTAGGTTTTCTAGGTAGTCGCTCACGAAAGTTCTCCAGTAAACATTTCTTCCCATTCGTACATTTGCTCAATCTTAGAATTGACTCTTTCATCGATAAGCGGGGAATCAAGATCCAGCATCTCCATAGTACAAATGCACTGAGCCATTACGTCAGCCAGCTCCTCGTGCAGCCGCTGCCTATTAACCTTGCCTGAGCTTGGATCAACCCCATCAATTCCCTGAATAATGCACCGCGAAGCTACTACTTGCAGCTCCGCAAGTTCTTCGATCAACTTCCCCATTCGACGAAGCATGAGCAAATCCGTCGTAGGCGTCCATTTAGTTAAAGCCATTTTATTCCTTGTTTAGTTAAAACTCAATCCTAGCAGCTAAAGCTACCAGTTGATCGTACGTGTCTTCCGTCGATCCGTTGGCATCGATAGTAACCACGTAGGCCCCCCGTCCATCCATTTCATCGAAGTAGTCTTCATACCCTTCTGCAACATCCTGAAAGAACTCTAATGAGCTACGCTCAAACCTATCGGAGACTCCTCTTGCCCGGATTCTCTCCATAGCAACTACCGGGTCCACTTTCAGGTGAACATATAGTGATGGTGATACTGGGTGCAGTTCTTCTATCTGTTTAAATAATAGGTAAGGCGCTCCTCCTGCAACGCACTGATACGCGTAAGTAGATGCCTCACATCGGTCGGAGATAATCATTGGGACAGATGACAGGAGGAGCATATCATCCAAGTAATTCCGAAGACTTCTTCGTGCAGCTTCGATCAAGAGAAGCTCTGTCGTGGCGTCTTCTAGATTTAGAGCAGGATCCAGGATAATGTCCCTGACCTGCTCAGCAAGATAAGTGCCTCCAACCTCTCTTGCTTCATATGCATTGACTGCGTAGTCCCGGAGTAGGATTTTTTTGAAGTCCTTTACTGCGGTGCTTTTGCCGGAGCCGTCGAGACCATCGAAGGCTATATATGGTTGGGGTAGGTGGATTTTACTCAACATTTTTATCCTTAAGTTTATACCATTCCATCAATTCTTCCAATGAAATCACGGCGCCTGCAGCATTCCTATGGCCGCCGCCGCCATGAATCTTCGCATACTTAGTCACATCAAAATCGCCTACCGATCTGAACGACAGGCAAACATCTGCATTGTCAGCCGCAATGAAATAACCGATACTGAAAGCAATGTCTTCGTTGTCAGTGCAAATCTTACTGCCAACTTCGCTACCTAAATGAGTGTTATTAAACAGTGCAACTTTGTGACCCCAAAGCGTAAGCCTTGCGAACTTCTTCGCGGTTCTTTCCACGTAGTCGTCTTCATATTCAGAGACTTTTTCATACTCATAAATAATGCTTTCCCGAATAAGGTCGTCTTCTAGGTGCTTCTGGAGCTTCTCCCATTTATCAAAGTCCTCCCGCAAAGCTTTGAGTGCACTGAGAACTTCTCTTGTCCCCGGCTTCTTCCAAGTCCAAATGTCACGGTCTTGAATGTACTCAGACAGCTCTGGAACCTTCGTTCCGGGATGGAAGTATTCCCAGGCCAGAACAGCACCGGATTTATTCATATCAAAGATAGCCCCAGGAAAGCCCTTCAGAGCCTCTTGGGCGGTCTTATGATGGTCTAGTACTACCAGCTTAGCTACGCGCTCTTTAAGAGCTTGTAGCGTGTTTAAATCGTAGCAGAAGTCTACGATGAAAACTTCGCTGTCATCTTCGATTTCTGGTACGGGTTGATTGTACTGAACGGGATAATATGTTGCAGCATCGCCGTACTTCTTGTGAGCTGCGTATTTGGCGCCAAGACCGTCTGTGCAGTTGGCGTGATATAGAATGTATGTTTTCAAGTTTTTGTTCCAATGTTGTGGGCGCGTAAGACATTGTACGCATGCATGAGGTCGACTCGGTAAATGCCACCAGCAACACACGCGGCGTCGATTGTTTCGTCATCGATTTCGTCGAACTCTAGCATCGGCTGTGCCACGGGTGCGGGCTGCGGGTCGGACATGGCTGGAATAGTTTCGCACTCCATCCCTGGCGTTGCATTCCATGCGGCAACGAGTCTCATGGTCATGCCAGTTTCGGCCCAGCCGAAATAGTGCCACGCGCCGCTTAACCCATCTTCGTAGACTTCTCGACGGCGCCACGCCACAGGTTCTTGCTGCTGCGCTAACACTACTCTCAGGTTTCCAGCCCTTTCATGCGCTTTGTACCATTCTCCATTGGCCAACATATAATCGACCATATTGAGCACGTCTTGTGCTGCTTCTCTCAAACTAATTTCAGACATTTATTTATACCCAGATAGCCATTATGACACCAATAATAATTGCGGCTGCGCCCCCGAAAGCTCCGAGTAGCAATGGCACTGATATAATCAGCGGTGGAGATGGTTTACCTATAATTCCTATGAGAGAAAAAGAGGTTATACATATAATAAGACCTGTGATGGCAATTTTTAAACCTAACATGATTTACTCCTATGAGATATTTGTGTTAATCGGCTAAAAAGAAGGTTTAACTTCTTTGTTGAGGGGAATTAAAGCCGAGGTCGGAATCGACGAGATGCGGAATTTATTTGAATAATTTCCGCAATAGATGAACCAAGCCGTATCGACTTGGCAACTTTGCAGTTTAAAGATACGCTTTAATTATGAAAATACAGACATTGCTCTTTGGCATCTGCGCCTGGCGATCGCAGTTTATAAGAACGTTATAAACCGGTTGCCCGGCGGCAGCCTGGCGGGGAGCACTTGGGCTCCCAAGCTTAAAGAAGATAGTAACTATCTTCTTGCGAGGGTGCAAAGTTTAAAAGCTTTGCGGTTCGCTGATTACCAACGTCTAAGACAAAACACGTGAAATTTGAATACTCGACGCCATTCGCGGCGTTTTGTAGCCTTGTAGGTGCTGACCGGAAAGGCAAGCCTAAACAGGGAAGTTGCTATCCTGCAAGCAAGTTGCTTGAATACTATTCAAATTTCAAAATACAGGAAACTCTCTTTTCCACTATACAAGACTTAGTAGCTCCTCCCAGAGACCAGGTTGTCCTGAGGAAGGCCGACGGAGTCTTATTGGAGAGGTCTCGGGCACAGCCCGAAAAGTATAGCTGAACGTATCGCTCAACACCCTTGCGGTATATACAGTTTCCACGAAAAACTAGGATTACTCCTAGTTTTAACTATTAGCCTAGGCTTCCAAGTTCACTGAATCCAGGGTCCAGCAACTTAGGAACCTTCTCTTGGCTACCCGCCCACCACGGACGATGCATACGAAGAGTCAGCGGATGATTATCTTCGATAGGTAGAATTGAATTATCCTGGTTGAAAATGTAACTTCCTTGACTATCTTGGAGAATGGCAAAACCTTCTTCTACATACTCTGCAACAACTTGGGTTGACATGATTGAATCCTAGAAGTTAACGTGGTGGATGAGCTAAGAATTACAGACTGGTGACGCGGCGGCTGATGAGCGTATTCAGATCAACCTTCAATGCACGGCTTGCCTTGAGAAGGGTTTGATACGTAGGGTTATACTGATCAGCCCCCTTGGTACGGCTCTGGATACGCTTAATGGTCGAGCGATGAAGACCGAGAACTTCTGCAAACTGAGTTTCAGTCAGATTGTTTTCAACGCGAACAGTTTCAAGATTACGGGCAAATAGCATAAAAGGTTCCTAAAATGAAGGGGTAAAGAAGATACGATATATCTTCGTACTAGTCTTATACCAAGACTCTACTGGTTATTGAATACCGCCAGGGAATTTTCTACCTGTCCAGTCTTCGTATACTTGGCGACTGCTTATATAAGGATCTTTTACATAAATGTCAGGCCTCGCAACTGCAACCATTCTATTATTACCTTCACGACTGATACTAACTTTTTCGCAGTACCGTAAGGCAAGCCACCTAACAACAAATAGCGGGAGTAATTCTACCCATTTATTTAACATGAAATATCCTTAATTATTGAATCAGAGCTAGACAGTATAGGTCTTGAACACCTATTACTCGTCCTGCAGAGATTAGATCTAATAGAATTTTCTGGTCTTCTTCAGATAAGCTTTTCAAATCAAAGTCGATAGGTACTACAACTATACCTCTAGAGCTTAGATTATGAAAGGCTGACTTAGGCTTTTCTTCTACGATAGCATCATTAAATGTTTGCTTTACAAGAGTATTCTCTTTCGTAATGGCCCATTTCCCGATGCGATCAAGCCCTACTTCCAAGTCTTCACGAAGATTTAAGAAGTAACACTTCACGTGCAAACGGTATAGCTGCAAGAGCGATTGCATCTGCTTCGTGATCTGTTTCAAATTTTCCGTTACCATCAATAAGTTCCTTTGCAACAGCAATGCTGAATTTCTTGTCCAACTGAGTGGACGGGTTTCTAAAAGTTGTGTGCTTGGCAAGCAATTGTGCAATGCCGACTTTCCATTCTATAGCGCGGACTAAAGTTCTGTCAAGAGGATGGTCATCTTTTCCGAAAGAAAGTGAAGCTTGATATGCATATAAGCTCATCATACCAATAAGACTAGTGATGTTCTCAGTCTCTGAGGTCTTTACGTTTGCGTAGGCTACGTATCGCTCTATAGTGAAATGTTTTACATTCTTTAGATAAGAGCCACCAATAGCTACGGCAATAATATCGTCAAGCGCCTGCTCTACGAAAAACTCCGGGCTCTCATACGAACTCGGATTAAGCGTAGTTGAATAGACTAGCTTAGACTTATAAGATCCTGGAATTTGTTGAACTATGCCTAAGCCTAAGTTCTTCCAACCAGGGTCGATTCCAATAGAGAATACAGGGTTTTGATTCATACAGCCGTCACTACATCCGACCCAGAAGCACAAGTCCCAGATCCACCACCTGAAGTAATCACTGCGTCTCCTATCCTGACAACTCCGATGCCGTCTGCCGTAACAATACTAGACCCGGATACTGCCATGATTGAATGGCCGCAAGAAGCTGAGCCTACGTCCCCGACCCTGATAATTCCAAGGCCATCTGCAGTGCAGACGACAGATCCTGAACCCCAAGTACCTGAAAACGGAACAGGGATTGGATGCCCAGGGCATACCCCTGTGACAACGTCTCCGACTCTACAAACTGGTATACCCATTTTTAGCCTGTGATTGTAATGTTAGTAGATGCACCAATTACCCCTTGGACGAAACTTGGCTGGGGCTGTGTCATGAACTTGGCGTAAGAATAACCGGAGAGAAGAGAGTTTCCATAAGCAATACCCGCTGCTGAAGCTGCTGGGATAGGTGCGAGAGCAGATGCTGCCGTAGAGGTTGCAGAAACGATAGCGTTTAGCGCTGCTGTCTGGGGTGATGTTAGAGCCGCTGGAAATACGACCGCCGCAAGCTCAGCAAGGTGCCCTGAAGTTACTAAGGTGTTAAGTGTTTGTAGATGCGCAGTTTGAGCTGTTAGTGGCGCAAACGTATTCTGGAAAAAGGCTTGTTCACCTGTTGTTGTGTTTAATTCATTATAGATTCCATTTGCTGCTTTCTGAATAGGAAGCAAGGTTTTCATTTGACCAAGAAGATTAGTAACAGCAAGGTTTGACGAAGCTACTAGCGCAGCAATCGCATCTCCTGCAGCTTTAATTGAAGGTGTTGTTGAGGCAGAAAGCGCTGAAGCTTTCGGGCTTAGCGAGGCGGAGACTTCATCCAAGGGGTTGGAAAAGCCTCCGCCAGAGGCTAAGACGTTCACGGCGTCTTTGAGGAGCATGGTTTAGTTAAATCTCGCATACGCCTGCAGTACAGGCAAGTGTTTGACTGGACACGGTAGTATCTTCTTTTTCAAAATCCTGAAGACCTACCCAATCAATGCTAGTCATAGGATGATCTTCGACCCATTTATCAAACTCTTCTTTTGAAACTTCTTGATAAGGTGCCTGTTGATAAGTATGTCCAGAATGAGGAAGGAAGGATACTCCACTTACTTCATTGAAGTTCTTCCATACCCACGCGCCTACGCCAATCCATTCGTCATCCTGGACTGAGATGGTGATGGAGGGTTTATGCATACACCATTCGCGTTGATATAGAAGCCACAAGTCTAAGTGTTGAACTGCAGTCAGGCTATCACGAGTCAGGCATCCTTCAGGTGCAGCGATAGGGAACGAGAAGACTGCACCTGTTTCAGGCTTCATAACGTCGTCTTCGCAATAAATACCCTTCGATTGCATGAATTGATATAGAGGATCCTTTTTATCAATTCGTACGGTTCTGATGTAGTATTTTGAGTGACGTGTGTGTAAGCCTGATGCAGCATCGACAAGCTGTGAGACTGTGCCGGAAGGTTTTACACAGGTGATGGATGCAGAAGGATTGATGCCTAGGATTTCTGCATAATCTCGATTAGTAGAAATGCAATCATCACGAACTTCGTTCAACCATTGACCTAGGATTTCAGCACCTTCTAGCCCTGACATGACACGGTTGTCAAGGACCCCTGTCAGGGAGACACCTAGCAGTCTCTCTTCTTCCGTGTTCTTTCTCCAAGTCTCGCCAATGAACTTGAAGTTCGTAAACGTAGATTGGATCGTTCCAAGGATAGTTGCAAGCTTAGCCTTACGCTTTAAGCTTTCAAGAGTATCCTCAGCACGAACAACAATTTCTGTCAAATTACAAAATTGCTTGTCACGTAGAATAATCTCCGAACATGGGTTACAGCCATAGTTAAGATCCTTCTTACGACCCCACTTTGCCGCTTGTTCTTGAGCTGCTACACGATTGAAAATACCACGCTCTCCTGACTTAGACTTAACCAGAGAGAGCCATTCTTCCATGAAAACCTCTGGAGTAGGCTTTTCAGTGTAAGAGATAGAGTTATTAGCGAGAGCACGCTCAGGATGGTCTACCCACCATTGTCCAGTCTTTGCGTCACGCATACGCATATCTGACAAGTTGCTCAGGCTGATAAGAGCACTTCGACGAACGCCACCGACTACAACAATCTCTCCAATAGTACACATCAAATCATGTACTTCGATGGAATTTAGCTTTCGCCCACCAGCTTGACGAAACAGATTGATCGTGTATTCGAAAAGGCGTTTTAGGGGTGCGGGACCGCTTGCTCGTCCACCAAAAGTCTTAAGCCTTGCACCAGAAGGACGAACTTTTGAGTAGTCGATCTTAGGAATATCCCCAGTCCACAGGGACACTAATAGACGATCGAATGCTTTTGCCCAGCCCATCTTCGAGTCTTGGACTGAAATAATGTCATCAGAATGAGTAAGTGTTTGCGGTACGGGTTGGAGATTTACGATCTCCTGACGCTCGCATGAAAATCCGACACCTGTACCACACATCAGGATGTATAGGGCCTCTGAGAGAGATCTACGACTATTTACTGCCAAATACGCACAGTTATACCCTGCAATATTCTCAAGTTCTAATGCTGGACCAGCAGTCATTAAAGCCCGCATTGACGGCATGATTTCGCAATTAAGAATTGCGGCCTTAATTTCATTCTGAATAACTTCAGTAAGTTTTCCAGAAGTTTTCTCATCATAGTAATTGCAGAGACGAGAAACCGTCTCTTCCCACGTCTCACGACGCTTTTCTTCTTCCATCCACCGGGAGTAACGACTGATGTGGATGAACTGTTCGTATGGTGACTTTAGCATTTAATTATTTGATCCTAATTGTAAACTTAGTTAATCTAAAAAAGACAGAATGTCGCATAATTGCTACACTTCTGTCTGTATGGTTCTTATACCAGGGAGTACATTTTAATTGGAATTGAGGGTCTCTGTCGAGGAATTTTTACCCCGTAGCTCTAAAGCAACTTTAGAAGCCGCGGTGGTAATCACCCGCCTTGTTGTAGCTACAGCATCAAACACTTCGCTGTGACCGGGTTTATTCCAAACGTCGACAGTTACTAAAGGATGGTGGACTTTAATACATACACCCCCTGGTCCACCTACAAGAGTAACCACCTTGCTACATAGAAATGCTAGCAAAGTTAATGCATGGTCACTGTCTTGTAGAGGATTCCAGTGAATGTAGTATGGAAGAAACTCCACCCGTACAAAACACCTCAATTCCTCTCTCCACTCGATCTCAATCCCGTACGCTTCCGCTGCGAGTAGGATCAAATCTTTATCCTCTTGATTCAAGGCGATTCCTTTGTTTTAATGTTGTGTAAATTCTCCACTGCACGGACTAACAACATGAGCTGAGACATGTCCAGTTGAAGAAGAGATCCGTTTAGGTGCATCATTTCCTGTGATGCGAAGATCTGGTCCGGGGTTAGGGGCTGCATTGTAGGGGCATGCTGCCTGCTGTTCTTCGCAAAGGCGCGCATCTGGTCTGCACTGTATGCAGGCCCGTTCCATGGCAGGTACTCAGTTCTGCTCCAGCCAACTCGTGCATTGGCAGGCTCTGGTAATTCCTCTAACTCGTTGTCAGGCTGCGCCAATGCTGCGCGCAGAGCGTCTTTTGCTACATTGATTTGATGCACATCGTAGCTGCTGGACTCTAGCCTACCAGACTCATTTACTTGAAGACATTCCAACGCATACAACGCATCTTGCATAACTTTTTTACTCACATAACCTCCTTGTTTAATCTATTCAAAAACCAATCCCGAGCCTTTCTATTAACCGCGCCCATGACTTGCTTTTGCTCAAGTCCAGACGCAGCCATTGTATCAGACTCTTCCTTGATTACGTCGTTGCCAACCCATTTTAGGAAGGGTCCAATACTTGTCTGATCTAGACTCACCAAGCCTAGGCCTTGTTCAAGCCGGTTCTCAGTGCAAACAGACTCTACGAAAGCTTCAATTGAAGCCTGGACTTCAACGTCGACTGCAGCCAAAGTCTTGACTTTGCTGCTGGAATGCTTCTCGCCTTTGACTTTGAAAATCTGATCTCCCCAACCAGGTGTAGTACAAGACCAAACGATGCCTTCCCCTACACCCTCGACACCGAAGTGAGCGCCTACTGGACACTTAGCTTCGACAACTTCAGTTAGGGTGATAAGTTCGTTCTGTTTTGCTGCAGGGTTAGAGAAATCGATTTTGATGTCCCAGGTTGGAAAGTCTTCGATGCAAAAGATTCGTGCAGATGAGACTACGTCCGGGTGCTGACCTTTGAGTGTGCCAAAAGCAAGCTTAAGGTCTGTTGGACTTAGCCAAATACATTTGTCTGGAAGTTCTTCATCGAGGAACTTAATGCCAAACACAACGAACATCTTCTCTAGCTGGTTCAGAGCAACGCCTTTCTGAATGCTGCCGCCACACCATTCGCCGTAGATTACTACGGTTGTTGTCGGGTTGTCGATAAGGTAAAGGCCGCTAGGAATAGCCCTGGCTGCAGCACAGGAAACTAGTTCTTGCAAGAGATTGAATTGCTTTACCTGATTAGCCCAAGCAGAAAACCCCGCATTATCATCATCCGGAGTAATGATTCTTTCGCGTGATTGCTGCCAAACTTCGCCAGTCCAATCATTGACTACAAAGGCCGAATTAGTTCCATGGAGTTTCGTTGTGCCGTGGAAACTCAGTGTTGGTCGAGGGATTCCTTTATGATTACTCTTGTCATTTACGTGTTTAACGACGCTACGGAATTGGTCGATTGAGGGGAATGGGATGTGTTTCATTTTCTAGCCTGCAATCTTTTAAATTCTTTTGCAATCCACTTCATACGATCAAAGTGAGGTAAGTCTGATGGGCACCGGTTGAACGCGGAACTCATAATCATCTTGTCGTTTTCCTCGGTAATAGGCGTCGGCGGAGGGGTCCATTCTCTTGCCAATCCAATAACTCTATATATGCTACTTCTAAGCGTTTCACCTGAGGAGATTCCTTCCATTACCTCCCAAGTGCATTCTGTTAAAAGCTGCTCTAACGATTTTTCTTGATTGCTCATTTCATTGCACCTCTTACAATGGTTACCGCAGTTGCATCCATTATTCGATAGATCTCTGATCTTCGCTGATAATCTGATTGCCCTAGCCGAGCTTCGATAATGTCTTTAGCGGCAACCCCTACAATACCGTCAACAACGTTGCCAGTGAGTCGTTCTAGTTTCTTGTTAATAATGTCATTGACAATCGTCTTAATGGCATCGTCAGTAATAGCAGAAATACTTGCGCCCAACTGCTGATGCACAAGTTTCTGCAAGTCTGTGTCGTCAAGTTCGATAGATAGTTTCATAGTTAAACAGGGGCCGAAGCCCCGTCCTGTGTTAGTTGTTGAAAGTCTTAAAGCCGCGGATCTAAGCTCTTCTCAGCTTTCAAATTGCCGATCATCTTCACGATCAGCTCTTTGCGCTTGTCAGGCTCAGCCGTTAGCATTTCTTCTGCCATTTCGTACTCCTTGATTGACATTGCCACCTTACCCGAAATACTCTTCTGGCGGCAAAGCTTGTCCAGGCGCGAAGTGTAGTCGTAGCCGTAGACAAGGCGAAGATACTCAGGGGAGCGAACCTTCATGTAAGGCGGGGCGCCTTTAGTAGGCTTATCAGGTTTGAGGACGACACCCTCTTTTCCATCAATGATTGTCAGCTTGCCGAACATTTCTTCAGCTTCGTCAAGGCCATCTCCAGTATTCAAGTCCACGGTGACAACCTTGTCATCATTAACCATCATATACTTGACGGTTTCAGTGATCCGACTCATGTCAGCATTGCCCCACTTCAGAATGCTAAACGCCTTGAAACGAGGTGGCGTATTCTGGGTGAAGTTTGCAAGAGAGTTCTTGAACGCATTCAAATCCTCTCCTTTCTTCTCAATTCCGATCCATTCTGCAAAATCAGGTAAGTCCGCTAGCCCGTCGTTAAGACAGAGTTCGTTAATCTCGTCCTCGACCAGGCTCTCATACGCGCCAAACGCATGATCAATCAACCCCTTTCCAAGTGCAGCCCAAGGAAGCAGCTCCCCGTCAAGAATCACTTCTTTACAAAAATTGCTACAAACTTTCGGAGCGTACTCATCATACACTCTCCAGCAAAACTCTTCAAACTGACTCTCGTTAAGTCCTTCAATGCCCCGAATACGCCAGCCACCACGACTCACAAGCATTGTACGCTCAGGCTCTCCATAAAACAAATACGCCTGGCAACGTGACCCCATCTCCTTTGTCTGCACAACAACCTTGTCTACTCCTTTCTTCTTGAAGTAGTCAAAAGCTGCATGCAACGGTTCAATTTCCTCGCCCTTGCTAGGGGCCGGCGCCATCGTGCCAGAGATGTACTTAATCTCGTGTTTGATAGCTTGGTTTAGAAGACGCAGTTCACCTGGATCTAGGTCGTAATCGTCAATGTCGAAAGCCTTTTGAGCCTTCGGCGGCATGCCGAGATTTTTCTCAATACCTTCTACCTTCGGCTTTGTGCTGTCTACACTGCGATACCCAACAAGCTTACCTGCACTAAACACTGCTGCAGACAGCTCGTAGCCGTACACACAACCCGTGTCAATAAAGATCTTGTTCTTGTATCGATAGCCGTACGGGTCCGTAACCTCATGAGCAAAGTGGCCGCACACGTGGGTAGGGAAGATTGATTCGGCCTCTTTATAGTACCATTCAAGCTCTTTAAACAGGGGTGCTGAGCGGTCCACAACCCGGTAGTTTCTCTGTGCGCGCATGGCATACTGAGACATCTTACCAATGTACTTGTTTTCACAAGGTGCGTGGGTAATGATAACCGGAGTAGATGTTCTGGCAGAAGTGTGATGAACGACCATGAACGGCCGAGCCTTATGATGGATATCAAAGAATAAATCTTGAAGGTGAACGTTACCTTCTGCTTCTAAGACCTCCAACGAGCTGAAGTTAGCACGCTCCATTTCAAAGTCAGGTTTGACAATTCCTTTCAGGCGCTTGAATACGTAGCTTTCGTGATTTCCTTCCACGAGCCAGTCTTTTCCGTCAACGACTCGGTCATGCATGAAGGCCAGCATTTCTGCAGTATTTCCACCTTTATCTAAATAGTCCCCTGCGTGGACAATCTGGATGCCAGGAATTTCTGATTCAAGGACTTCGATTAACCCCTTCAATACATCTACGCACTCATGGGAGTCTCCTATTACAGCAAAAGTCTCCGCCAGTTCAAAACAACGCGCATAATCGCGTAACTTTTCATGATCTTCATCATCAAGCAGGGTGAAATCAAAGTTACGCGTCTTGATCCTCCAACGATTATCAAAGTCTTTAACTGTGATTTTCGGAAGAACCCGCTTGCGAAACTTATCAACCGAAGCCATGACAACCTCTTCTTGATCCCGAGTAACGCCGTTCGGGAGATACTCTGCTCGCGTCTTGTACTCGAAAGTTACAAGCTCGACCTTGTAGCAATTAGCTTTCGCAATCGCAACAACGTCTTTACGAAAACCTTCATCCATGCCCGTCGTGTCAACGATCACAACTTCCGTGTTAATCGGATAGGAGGTCATCGCTTTCAGGTGAGTGAACAGTAACTCGAAAGCCTGCTTACTGACTGAGAGCATGCCTGAAGAATGCATTGAGTCCATGACTTCTAAAGGGTTCAATTCGTCCCAGTGGGATAAAGACCCTTGTGCAAGGTAATTGATTCTTGCAAAGTCGGAGGAGATGATTTGAGACGACAAGCCTAGGTTACGACTGCGAGCAGCAAGACGTTCAGCAAATGTAGACTTGCCACACATCGTCGGCCCACAAAGAATGTAGACAGTATGGGGGGTGATATTAGGATTAAGCATGATATTTATAAACCTCTAAGTTCGTCTAGGTTATGACCGTATTTTTTAAATTCACTAATAGCTCTGGACCGTAACTCGTACCAACCAGGAACTTCTTCTCTGAATGAGTATGAAGTTCTTAGCGCTGCGACCAAGAAATCGGGATCTAATTGACTCTTTTGCAGGGATATACGTTCAAAATTAAGAACGTTATAATGAAGTCCTACGAGTATGCCGCTGACTATTTCATCTATCTTTTCTTGGCTTGTCATGCGGTGTTAGCTTCAAAAACAGCCATGTGACACATACCTTCCATGCCTACGATATCACCTACTTGCGAAGTGTAAAAATTTCTTTTAACAAGAATGTCACTAACGCTTTCCTTCACGTTTTGGATGAATTCAATCCACTCTTTACTCGTAGGCTCCCATAGATGGTCAGGGTGCCTAAACTCATCGTCAGCCATTCCATAGTTAACGTTAAAGCTTTTATTAGGAACAGTGATAATGATGCGTTTTGCGCCGCTCAATAAAAGGTTAAGGATTAGATTAAACGCAAGAATCTTTGGCATATGTTCAATGCATTCACCCAGCAAAACATCAGCGTCATCTAGTAAGCTTTCGTTTTCTTCTACCCAATTAGGGGCCGTGACGTTTGTGAGCATGGGGATAATCTTGTCGTCCAATTTCCGACGAATTACCTTTCCGGAATTAGCCTTGAAGATCTCCTCATCTGCATCGATGGCGTAAACAGTCTCGTATACTTTGGATAATCGAAGTGCATGGAACATTTCACCACATCCAATGTCCACCAGCTTTTCGCCGCCCAGTAGCTGAGCCTTGATTGCGTCGTGTCGCTGGGTCTGAGTATCTCCAAACTTCATGTTGATCGTGTCAGTATCCAGATGCTCTTTCATACGACCAAATACGTCTCTGTTATTGATAGCACGAGACGATACTAAATAGCGAAGGTAGTACGGTGCATCAACCCTGTTAAGGCCTTTTACAAACTTCAAGAGGCCCTCTTCAGTCAAAGGAACGTACGTGTCATCGTCAGCCATACAAGCTACGAAACACAAGGTCTGAAACAGGTTTAACGCCTTCAAGACACCATTGGTGGCCAGGCTAACCTTGTGATGTCCGGGGGCAATCTCCACTGCCTCCAGGATCAAACCTTTCATTTTTTCAAAGCGGGAAATGATGCGAGCAGGGACTTTAATTGTGGATGAAACCTTAGTCTCATACCCTTCAATATCTAGCTCGTTCGGTTTCGCCAAAGCCGTCGTCAACGTCTGTGCCATGATGGCAATAGGCGCATATGGGCTCGAATACCGAGACTTATCGAGGTATTCAAACTGTGAGTCTGAGAACGAGTTCTCAGCAGGAGAGTCGACAAAAAATAGACTGAAAGTCTGGTCGTTTTCAGAAAACCATCCGTAGACTTGACCTTTGCGAACTGAGCGTTTGAATGGCGTATTCGAAGCTCGAATCGTTTCAGGATTCTTCGCAAGGATATAAGAGAGCTTCGGATTATCGGAAGTGATTTTAAGGATAGACATGGTTTAATCTTCTTTCGGAGTTTCCGGGGTGAATCCGTCTTCAATGTTAAACATCAAATAGACGTTGAAAATAGGAATAAGAGATAGAGTTGCGTAGAGAAATAGTGTGATAATTCCGGCTGGTACATATAACCCATCCTTCGTATAAATCTTTCTGTACAGAAATCTAAGAACAAACAGATTGACAAACACGCATGGTGCCCAGTAAAAGAGAATTTCAAACGTATAGGCTGTTAGGAATTCCATTAAGCGTCCAGATCAACGATCAAATTTTGAACAACGGCGTCACGCCGGGATGCGTAAATAAAAGCTTTTGAGTAATCAAAGAAAAGGGCGATTTCGTTATTCTTCCTGGAAACAGATGCAAAAGCCACTACATTAGCCTGTTCTTCGTCTCGAAGTGGACGGAGTTTCCAAGTTATGCCACCGTTCTCCAGGCCGAATTTATTTGCGGAATCTACGGTTAAAAATAGGGAAGGTTTCCTATTTTCAATATATACAATGTACATAATTTCTCCTGGAACAGAAGTTTATGGGCAAAAGCTTTGAGTTGTAAAGGAGATGATAAGTTAATGACTGTAGATGGTTTCACTGAAATTTTCATTGGCCATACCACTACTATCAACTGGAAGACAGATCAACCTATGCACTCTGGTGGTGTATGGAACTTGGATACAGGAGCTGGGTTTGGTGGACGACTAACTATTATGGACGTTGAAACCAAACAGTTCTGGCAATCAGACATTGTAAAAGACTTATATGAAAATGAAACCGGTAGAAGAAACGGTTATAAACCAAAAGACTAGTGGCAGTACCATTGAAACATGCTGAATCATCTGTTAGAAAATGGGGAGGTAAAGTAGAAGATTATCTCCCTATTCATAACAAGATGGATTGCAGTAAAGCTTATTTACCTGACAACAGACATAGAGTCCTTACTCACACACTCTTCTGGGTGTTTGAAGTAATGATGCCTCTCTTCGGGGAGTATATCACTCTTGAGTCAGGAAAGAAAGTATCAGTCAAAGACATTTGCGAACTACACATTTTAGAAGACTATCAC